TTCGTGAACACCTTCAAACGCGCCTGCCAATGAGTGTTTACGGCACGTCTCTTTCTCAAAATTGAGTCGGAAGTATTTCATGATATTATTCTTCACCCACTTCCCAAGGTTCCAAACCGTCTTTGCCAACAAGGGGCTCCATATGATCATGCAGAAGACGGATAACTTCTTCACAAACTTCTTCTGAGTTTTGCTAGCCCACAGAATGCCAAGGCCCCCTAGTATCGTCATCATCGTGGCCCACATGTATGATTCATGCTCAACTGCGGCTTTGATCATCCCAGGGACACTATCCACCAATAATGGCTTCAAAAGTGTCGTGATGGATTCTTTCATGCTTTCTAGATATGAGAGCTTTTCCTCAATGGATCCAGTGAGTTTCTGTGCAGTCTCCAGTAGGGGCATGAGAGCACTGGTGGCCTCCAGCAGCTTATCAAAAGGACCATCATCAGCGCAGAACACGGAATGGCTCTTATCAACGATTTCAGTGATTTGGGGCATCATATCTGCGGCCATGTCCGTAATTTTGATTAGAGATCCATCAGCACTGCAAAGCGCCGCATGGCCCTTATCAACCATATCAGCCATCTTCGAGCAGGTTTCTCGTTGCTTCAACATCTTCATGGCAGATTTGGCCTCCTTCATGTTTGGAAAGCACCCCATCATTTGAGCCTCAACCCCTTCATCAAAGACCCACTCGCCTCCAGTGAAAATAATTGGTTCCCCATCTTCATCAACAGCCACATCTCCTTCAACTGGCTTGTATGATCTACTTGCTGATGGTAATGAGGAACTCTGGCTAGCTTTGCTGTCATCATTGACTGGGGTCACTTTGGCAAAAGCCACTGGCGTAACGATAGCTTTATTCGTGGGACCCCCAAGTCGTGCTTTATTAGATGGAAAAGTGGAGATGTCAGATAACTTACTCTCATAAGAAAGCTTCGTGAAAGCGCTCGACACCTTACCACACCGGGGGGGCACAGTCTGCTCAAACATCTCGAAATCTTTGCCGCAGGCTATAGATAGCTCAACGTTAATGGTCTCAACACCCTCGTAGTCCACAATCAGAGTCCCATTGTAATAGTGCACCCAATCAGCGTCATCTGGAGTGTATCTAGCTTTAGTGATCAAAAGTTTGGGTGTTCTGGCTCTGTAGGGAACATTCAGCTTGAGTTCAGGATTTTGACCTGGATACCAGTAGACGACGTGGGCACCTGCGGGAGGATCGACCTCAGAAAGGAATTCGCACTCTTCGCCAGAGCGTGTTGATCCATTGGCATCGTGCCAGATACGCACATAACTGTTGATCTTAACCTTGTTTGAGTGCGATCTAAAGGTGTACTCTAGCGATCCTGTCCAGGCGACGAAAATCTG